CCATCCTTATACCCTAGTGCGGAACTAATTTCCTGCTCTAAGTGAGCAGATAGCTCCCTCTTTGTCATTTTAGCCATAAATTATTTACCTTTATTAATAGGGTACTTCGTTTCTTTAGGTGGCGGTGTTGCTAAACTAACTACCTTCATTATTTCTTTAAGGTCTTTAATGTCCTGTGCCATTTCTAATATTTTATTTTCAAACCATTTCGGATTCATATCTTCTCCTATACAATCCAACTCAAATCAGTCTTAGGGAGTTCCTTTCCCCAGACACTATCATTGCCAGTAAATACTACATCTGTTATAGCTAAGTACCTAAAAGCATCGCTGGCGTGAGAAGTCCAGTCGTGGACTGGCTTCTGCGACCAGATTTTCTTTTTGTCATCATAACTACTGCGGTACTGTAGTAATGCCTCTAACCCTTTCTTAGTGTTATCTGCATCAAACCAACACTTATTAAGGTAGGTCCTAGTGGTATCAATACCATCCATTACCTTTAACTTTGGTGCTACTTGGAAGTCAATACCTAAGTCAAATGCTAGGTCTCGTCTTGATTTTCCAGTAGAAAATTCTCTAACTACTATATCATGTGGTGCTATGTGTGCACCATACTGGTATCCTTTCTTATTAAGTACATCAATATAAAAGGGTAATCCTTCATTTGAACTTTCAAAATAATCTATAAGGTGTACCGCTTTTCCTACAAACTGTGCAAACCAAATTGAGGTTGCGTCAGCTACGCCTAAATCCCAGCTTGTTACTACTTGTTTAGACGGGTCATAAGGGACTTTCCCCACTCGGTCTTCTTCATAGCAAGTTTCAACCTCTTTAGCATAATACGCACCTCTAAGTGCAGCAGACCAAGAACACTCGTATTCTTGTTCAAATTCAGTCTCTGCCATATCTTGTTTCGCAAGTACCAATTCCTCATCATCTAATATCCCCGTTTCACTCGCCTTATATAAAAATCTAGCCCAGCCCTTTCTTTCCTTTGCTGCGTGGTATAAATCGTAAAAATCATTCTTTCCCTTTGGTGTACCAATAAATATGGCATAACCTTTTCTGTCACTAAGTGCTGGTCTTATTACCTCAGAGAACATCTTAGGGTTCATCTGGGCAAATTCATCGAGCACGACGCCATCTAAATAAATTCCTCTGAGAGTATCATAATTATCTGCCCCGTAGAGTTGTATCCTCGCTCCCATAAAGTCGGCTCTCAGTTCCGCTTCATTAAACTTTACTTCTGGAAATACTCCACAAAGTCTTTTAAGCTCATCCCAAGCAACTGTCTTAGCTTGCTTGAATAGTGGTGCTAAGTAAGCATAGCGTGGTGCAGGCTTACCATTTATTGTATCTTCGACAGCACTTTTAATCAGTTGATTAATAGCAAACACTGTCTTACCAAACCTTCTATGACAGACAACTACGTTGAATCTGTCTAAATTAGTATGTATTTCGTTCTGTAATTCTCTAGGTGTGTAAGGAATTACTATTTCTTTACGTTTCTCTTCCATCCCTTTCCTATTATTTTATGAGCACGATTAGTTTCTTCGTCATACTTATAATATTGAGGAAGACCACCACTTCGTTTTACAGCCCTATCAATAGCCCTTTCTCCGGGAGTCATATTACCTCTAATAGAACCTTCTATAGTAGGCGTTCCATCCCTATTCAAATGCCCTCTCTTGATTAAAATAAATTTGGAAAGGTTTTCAGCAACTTTATCAGACATATCATCTCTTTCTATAAGTTGTTGTTTCAAGCGAGCGTGAATCTTAGAGAGCATTAGTGAACTTTATCGTCTTTATCCCTTAAATATTGGTTAGCGTCTGCAATATCTGCAGCATCCGCTGCCCACTTAATGTCAAAAGCTCTATCCTCAATAATAACGTGGTGTTTCGGAGACCAGCCTGCCTGAGTCTTTAACCAAAAGGTTGTCATACTCGGAGATTCTCCAGAAATAGCCATTTCATATGCTACACCTGCAACTCTAGCAGTCCTCTTCTCTCTTCCTATTAATAAATTATGAGAATAGTATTTAATAAGGGTAGCATTAGAAATACCCATTATTTTAGAAATAGTATGTTGGTCTAATCCTATACATACCATCTCTTCTACCTTAGAATAGTCATCATTAGTTGGTTTATACGTCTGTCCACGCTTGATTCTAGACTTTTTACCACCAGCTGCCTTACTTTCTGCTGACAATCCGCCTGTAGGCCTGCCTAGTTTGCGTTCAATCTTAATTACTGCATCAGCAGGTACAATTCCCTTAGCGGAAGCTACAGCATAACGTAGTTCTTCTTCTAAATCTTTCTCTATTTGTCTTATTTCATCTTCTGAGTCAACAGAAACTTTGCCTTTTTGAGCCATATTATATTATTTATACTAGTGTCAAAATATTGTTATGTTTATACCTAGAATATTCTAATGATTGTTTTGTTGGTATGTTGTAGGGGAGTTTCTTCATTAGAGATTGCTAGGAATACTGAATGTATCCTTAAAAAGATAAACAATATTATACCATATAAGTATACTTATAGTGTAAATATATTCTTATCCCGAAATCTGAGGCAGTATTCTCCCGCAACATACAACAAAAGTGAAAAATAATAATTTTACATGCAGGTGGGTTTCCCCCGATTTAATTCGTGGCGTTTTGGGTGGGGTGGCCTTCGCTTTTCTCGGAAACATATATATGAATTAATCTATATGTATTGATGTATATCCCCTTCCTGCGCCAATTCAAACATATATATGACTTCATACACATCATTACATACATATGAATACATATGGATAAGGGATATGCGTGGAATTGATATATATGAATTTATACACATGAATTGATACAGGTATTTTTTACCTGCATATGTAATTTTTAACTGCATTCGTTTTTCACAGATTGATAGTAATAATCACAGTCAATCAAGTTTTAATCCCACGCAATTTAATTGTGTGAAATAGCCCTGACTTGCGTTATGTCCGGATGTATGCATAATAGAGTTATTCCAGTTATGGAATTGATACGAGTTGAACTGCATTAATACACTGTCATGGTGTTATTAATGCCAGTGTTTAAAGTAGTTTTTCTCATTTTTTAATTATTAAAAGGTGGTGGAAAATGAAAGACTTAAATACTATTAATGCAGAACAATTAGTTAAAACTGAAATTGAGAAAGCTTATAAATTAGATAAAAATGCAGTCTCAATTGGTACACAAGTTAAAGCTTATGATACTAAGCAGGGACAATTAAGAACCAAGGTAAGAAAGTCCCTTGCTAAATTATCCGAGGATGGTAAATCTCAAGCTGATTTATATACTTTAGAGTTATTAATGAATTACTTTAAGGTTAATAAAAAAGATAAGCTTATGAAGACTTTAAAGTCTACAATTGAATGGGCTTACAGTGACTTGGTGAAAGATTCTACAGAGAAATTTTTTACTAAAGAAAACCGTAAAAGCATGAAAAATGTTACTTTAAATGATAATACGCCTTGCGTAATGTCTAAAGTGTTACCTGCTAAAGGTGGCAATTATTCGAAGGAAGGCGTGCTAAATACAGTGCTAGAATTAGTTAATAAAAATGACATTGTATTAAACTTGAGTATTGCAGAAAGTGAGTTATTTATAACTAAAAATGTCTCACTATTTGAGCGGTTTTGTGAAATTGATAAAAAGAATGCACTTGTTATTACTAAAAGTGAATTTGATTATTATTTTGACAATGTAATTACTGACTTTAGAAAAGAGCTTGAAAAAGCAAGGTTAGTGGCTACAATACCGGTTAAAAAGCAAGGTAATGCTGATTAGTTTTGCATTGAAGCCCTGATTAATTTCAGGGCTTTTTTTTAACTTCTTTTTTTTAAATTTGAGAAAATTAATAACTGAAATGGGATAAGAATTTCATTTGACTTATTGATTTTCATAGGTATAATTATGGATAAGAAGTCAATAAACCACGCAATTAAAATGCGTGGATATTTTTTAACTATAAGAAGGAAGGTGCAAAAATGATGATATTAAATTATCCGAGCAAGAAAGCTCTAAAGGAAAATGTTGGTAAGCCATTAAACTATACTGAAACCAGTTTTTTTGGGGATGAGTTTTTAAACAATGGCACATTTGTTGGTTGTAATAGGCCTACAATTACTAATAATAAAGGGCGTGAATTTTTTGCTCAAGTTACTATGCGTGAGGGATTGATTTTCTCAATCGCTTAGTTGTAAAAAATATGGGATATTGCTATTAACACTAGTGGGCGGTATTCCATACTCTTTATAACTAGAAAAGTGAGGTGTTATGTTAGAAAATGTGCTGTTAGACATATTTTTATTAATATGTGTGTTAATTGGCTTATCTTGTGCATTAATTCCTTTATATATAGGTATAAATGACAGGATAAATGATAAATTTAAAGATAAGGAGTAAATATGAGTCAATTTTATATTTGGTTGCTGTCTGTATGCTGCGATTCTAAAATTCATAATGGTCTAGCTGATGTAGATAGGCTTAATGAATGTAGTAGTTGTGGTAATAAGGTAGTAGATATGTGTAAAGGTTCTTATGACTCAAGGAAAAGAGCAGCAGAAAATTTCTTTGAAATGCATAAGGATGAATTGTATGGTGTTGAATTACAAGATGTAATAGACCACCACATGCGAGAAAATATTAACAGATAAGGAGTAAGGATATGAATGTATCTTGGAATAAAGAAAGGCTATTAACAGAGCCTTGCTGGTCGGCAACTGTCCGATTAACTTTTAGTCACCATAATGTTGGTGCTAAGGATAAGAAAGGTGTGCGAGAAAGTATAAAGCAAACTTTTTATGATGAATATAATTTAATTCTTGAGGATTATGAAATTACAGAAATCCGACAAGATGAAGAGCCTATTGTCAAAGAGATAATACCACGCAATTAAATTGTGTAACTGCTTGACTTATTTATTTTTTTATGGATAATTGAGTATAACAAATCAAAAGGAGGATGTATGGATATACAAAATAATTTAGAGGCTGTCTTTTATAGTAAGGAATTCTTACATGAATTTGGTACTATAAGAACACTGAAGGATGCAATGGCATTAGTGGGTGGATGTTCTAACCCAAAGAAAATGCCGGGATTGTCTTATGGATTGCCTACTGATATGTGCAATACAGGTATGAAGTTGAAAGTTATACCGGGTACTGTATGTTATGGGTGTTATGCTGATAAAGGACACTACAAACAGTATGAAGTTGCTATCAAGAAGGCTCAATACAGGCGATTAAAGAGCATTTCTAACCCTCGATGGATAGAGGCTATGATTTATATATTAAATCACCAGAAATCGATTGTGGATACAGGTGTTTTTAGATGGCATGATAGTGGGGATATACAAAGTGTAGAGCATTTGGATAAGATAGTAAGGATTGCTGTCGCTACACCACATGTAAAGCACTGGCTACCTACTAAGGAAAGTAATTGGATACAGAAGTATGTAAATCCTATCCCGAAAAACTTGGTGATAAGGCTTAGTGGTACTTTTGTGGATGGTAAAGCACCAACAAGCTACCCCAACACAAGCACTGTCGTTACTAATGAGGATGATGCAACTTGCAGAGCCTTTGAAAATGGTGGTGAATGTGGTGAGTGTAGACAATGTTGGGATGCTGGGATAAGAAATATAAGTTATGTAAACCATTAAGGAGTGAGTATGAGTATAGATTATAATGATGTATGGGAATTAGATGCAGTGAGTGACTGCTGTAATGCTGGTGTTTACTTGAATGGGATATGTGCAGAGTGCAAAGACCATTGCACACCAGTGTATGAAGAAGAAGAAGTAAGTATAATGGATGTATACCGTGATGTTGGTATGAGTCCGGGTGATTTTATAGATAAGGAGTATACAAAATGAAAGTACAAGATGCTATTGACCAGCTGAAAGAGATGTACGCCTTGGATGATGACATAATCATTGCTTGGTGGGATTATGAGTTTGTAAAGGAAACTAATCCTAAATTAACAGAGGATATTTGGGAAGATATTACTGGATTCAGTGAGTATAAGATGGACTGGTCCCAGATAAATGAGGATATAGACTGGTATATCTGGGATAAGATTGAAGATGCTAATATTGAAAGTGATAGAAATAGATTGAGAGCTAAATATAAGGAGAAGTAAGCATGAGTGAGCAAATAAAATATACTCTCAGCGATGGTAGTATTACTACTGCTGTTGAGGTTATGAAACGCACAGGATTGTCTAGGATTGGAGCACACAGGCGATTGAAAAACCTGAATGATGTGGATATGGTTTTCACAAGGGTTGGTGAGATACCTCGTGATAGTTATATTAAATGCACATGGATAAGCGAGCCTGTGAGAATTGCATGGGGTATACCTATCAACCCTGAATATTTAGATGGTATTACAGATGGAAATACTGTGTATAATAGGGATGGTAAGTTGATGACCTACGCAGAGAGAGTTGGATTAGCAGTCTACAGAACTAAGCTAAGACAGAAATGGCGTGATGGTTCAACTGATATTAAAAATAAGCAAAGGAGATAATCATGTTTAGAGAAATGTTTGATGATGATACGACACCTAGTGTTGAGGATATTCTTGCTGAAAATGCTGTCAATGAGTACATACTGTTCTTTAAGGAATGTAATAGACAACGTGAGCAGTTGGATAAGGAGCTGAAGAGGGTACTTAGTAAAGAGTCTTTGGATAAGTTTCTTGCTAAAGTAGATTCAATGAAGCCTATGTATGAGCAACTAAAAATCCTAGAGGATAGGATATACAATAAGGGAGAATAATTTGGAAACTTTTAATGTTAGAGTAAGACTTCTTCAGGAGTCTATATTTCATAAGGAAATAGAAGCTGAAAGCTGTGAAGATGCAGAGCTAATAGCTAGTACTGCTGTTTGGGAAGACGAATATACAGATGAGATAAGACAATCATTGGAAAGTCTAGATGAACAGTATGATGCTGAAGAAATCTGTCCTGAATGTAAGAGATGGATAGACAACTGTGAATGTAAGGAGGATGAATGAGTATAGAAATAACTGTATATGCAAGTGATGTCAAAGGTCTAGATGAACATATTGAAAGGGCCTTAGATGTCAATGATTATTATGGAACTGCTCTGTTTGATAAGCATGCCAGACTGATAGACATAAATGACTATGAGTATTTCATTGAGCCGACCTGTTATTTAGGTATAATGATGGATATGCAACAGCAAATAAATGAACTTAAAAAGGAGGTAGAAAAGTTATGAGTAAAATAGGTGAGTACGTAATATGGTGTCAAGAAGAGGGATACACCGATGATGCTGGTGATGTAGTCAGTATGGAATATGCTGAGTTATACATGAAGACTATGGAATATGAGCGAGAGCATAGAGACTACAGCAAACTACTACTTGATGATTATACAAACAATAAGATATACAAGTAACAGTAGTGTTTATATGATATAATCCTGCTGTCTTAGACAGTCTAAGAATACCTATGATGTACTAGTTGTTAGTAGAGAGTAGTAAATAACTAGGAATACTTAGATTGTCTAAGCCGGGATTAGTATTACTAAGATGTGCAACAGTTTTTTATGTTTCCTGTTGCACGCCTTAGTGGTATTAGCCACTAGTGAGAGCTACGCAATTAAATTGTGTGGTATTGATGATAACTACAATAGGAGATACATATGTCAGAAGCTATGACATTAACTGGTAAGGTGGTATTCAACCACGTTACTAAGCCTGATAACTTCAAAGGTACTGAGCGTTATGCACTTACCATTGCATTGGATAAGGCTGGAAAGAAACTTGCTGAGAAAGCAGGTCTCAAAACTAGTGAGTATGAAGGTAACACACAGATAACTAGTAGACGCAAGGTGGAGTTTGAACTACCCAAGATTTACAATTCCGATAAGGAAGAAGTAGGTGTTGGACATCTATCTTTGTTTGGAGACCAAGTATCAATGAGAGTCAAGCAAGGAAAGGGAGACTACACTGGATATACTTATCTTGAGGCTATCCGTGTGGATGAGAAAGCAGATGGTGTGGAGGACTTTGACCCATCTGATTTTTAAGGGTAACTGACAGGAGTTTAAGTTACAGGGGCATCTTCGGATGCCCTACTTAATTTAAGCAAGGGAGAAAATATGGAAAATAAATTACTCCGGAAGGAGCAGTGTCCTGACTGTGCAGAGACAGGTGGTGATACAAGCAAGGATAATATGGCTATCTATTCAGATGGACAGACACATTGCTTTGCATGTAACAAGCATGGATTTGTTGAGCATACTAATAAGGTTGCTGTTGTTGAAGAAACATCCAGCACAGCTGATTGGTTGACAGAGTATAGAGGTGAATTCTATTCTCTACCTGACCGAAAGCTAAGAGCTGAAACCTTAGAGAAGTATAAGGTCAAGGCAGAGAAGGATGCTAAGGGTAAGATAATCAAGCACCACTATCCATACCACAATGAGAAAGGTGAGATGGTAGGTATAAAGACTAGGCTTGTTGCTAACAAGAAGTTCTTTGCTCATGGTAACACCAACAAAAACAACAAACTGTTTGGTCAGAATTTATTCAGAGCAGGCGGTAAGTTTGTTACGATATGTGAGGGTGAGATAGATGCTATGTCATGTTATGAAATGTTTGGCTCTAAGTACACTCATGTTTCCGTCAACAACGGTGTTAACTGTGTGGATAATATCAAAGCTAATATTGAATGGCTCGATTCTTTTGAGACAGTCATCATCTGTTTTGATAATGATGAGGCAGGTAGACGTGCTGCTAAGAAGATAGCACCAATACTTGGTCCAAACAAATGCAAGATACTAACCTTAGCAAAGCATAAGGATGCAAGCGACTACTTAATAACTGGTGATGGAAAATCATTTGTCGAGGAGTGGTGGCAGGATTCTAAACCATTTACTGTATCAGGTGTGGCAACGCTGGAGGATATGCGTAATGCTATGTTACATTACAAGGATACTGAACTGATTCCTTTGCCGGATTCGTTTGGTAACTTGAATGAGATGATGCGTGGTGGTGTTGCTAGGGGTGAACTAGTATCTATCATTGCACATACCAGTATAGGCAAGACTACCCTGCTCAATGAGTTAATCTACCACTTCGCTGTTAATACTAAAGAGAAGATAGGTTGCTTTATGGTTGAGGATAATATAGATGAGACCATTAGAAAGGTGGTGAGTGTACACACTGGTGAGAACCTACAACTGACCAAGCCTAATGACTTGGATGTTGATACCATTATGGATGAAGCAATAGACATTGGATTTGCGTCTAAGATACAGCTACATAATGATGGTGGTGGTAGTGTGGACCTTGAGGAAATGTTCTCTAAGATTAGGTATTTCATTAAGGGAGTAGGATGTACAGTCATACTTGTTGACCCACTACATACTGCTATTAAGAACCTAAGCAATGAGAACATCGAAGAGGTAATGGATAGGTTCATCAAGCTGTGCAAGGAGACCAAGGCTACTGTGATACTAAGTACACACACCAGAAAACCTGATGATGGCTCTCATCCTCATAAGATATGTGAGTATGATGTCAAGGGTAGTGGTGCTATACCACAAGCCTGTCATACCAACATACTATTCTCAAGGGATAAACTAGCAGAGGATGACTATACTAGGAACTCTACTAGGATTCGTGTGCCGAAATTGAGACGCACAGGACAGACAGGTGAGGCTGGATGGACTCACTTCGATGGTATCACTGGTCGGCTAGAGAAAGGACACAACCCAAGTATAGGCGATGATGATGATGCGGACTTTTAGTTGTGACATAGAGACAGACGGACTCAACCCTAGTGTTGTATGGTGTATAGCTGTACAAGATATTCACTCAGGCCAAGTCATTACTTTTTCAGAGACTACCCTCGGTTTGTTTAAGCCTTGGTTAGCCTCTGAAGTTGACTGTCTTGTGTTCCACAATGGTATTGGATTTGATGTGCCTGTACTGGAGAAGTTATTAGGTATTGTCTTTGATTCTATAGAGATAGAGGATACACTGGTGCTTAGTCAATTAGATGAGCCAAGGAGAGATGGAGGACATTCACTAGCATCATGGGGTGAGCGTCTTGGATTTAAAAAGGGAGACTATGATGACTGGTCAGCGTTTAGTAAAGAGATGCTAGACTATTGCATCATAGATGTGAAGATAACAACTAAACTATACAGACACATGCTGCTGAAGGATTTGAGTCAAGATGCCAAGCAGTTGGAGTATGCTACAAAGAAACATTGCAGTGTACAAGAGAAGACTGGATGGTTGTTTGATTTACATGGTGCTATAGAATTACTTCAGGATATTAATGAGAACTTGAGAGAGACTGAGGAGCAGGTACATGGAACATTCATACCACTTCCTTTATGGAAAAGTAAAAAACCTGTGGTTAACAGGTGGAAGAAGACTGGTGGTCGTACTGTGGCATACCAATCAGAGGTAGACCTTGAATGTCATACCAATGATGATGGTGACTATGGATACTACACGTATCCTGAATTGAATTTGGGCAGTAGACAGCAGGTGGGTAGACACCTCATGCACTATGGCTGGAAACCAACTGTATTTACAGAAACCGGTAAGCCTAAAGTGGATGAGAGTACACTCAAGGATGTTGACATACCTGAAGCTAAGATGATAGCACACTACCTCATGCTACAAAAAAGACAGGGGCAAGTAAGCTCTTGGATTGATGAGTACAATTACAAAACTAAAAGGATACATTGCAGGGTGCACACTATAGGTACTGTCACTCACCGTATGTCTAGTAGTAACCCGAACTTACAGCAAGTTACTGCAAGTAATAAGGAATATGGTAGAGAGATGAGAGAATTATTCATTGTACCAAGCGACAAGGTATTAGTAGGTGCAGACTTATCCGGATTAGAATTGAGATGTCTTGCTCACTACATGAAAGACCCTAATTATACAGAAGAAATATTGAGTGGTGATATACACACAGCTAATCAAAAAGCTGCTGGTTTAAAGACAAGGGATGAAAGTAAGCGTTTCATTTATGCCTACCTTTATGGGTGTGGAGACCTGTTAATGGGTAAGATATGTGGTGGTGATAGAGAATTAGGTAAGAAAATAAAGGGTGATTTCTTATCCAACACACCTGCCCTTGCTACATTGAGGAAGAAGATAGAGCATGCATCAAAGCGTGGATGGATTAAAGCACTCGATGGTCGCAAGGTTTATGTTCGTAGCCCACACTCGGCACTCAACTTTCTACTTCAAAGTGCAGGTGCAATAATTGCTAAGAGAGCTTGGGAAATATTCCACATTCTTGCAGATGACTATGAGTACAAACAGCTTGGTGTTATACACGATGAGATACAGATAGAGTGTGACCCTATGGACTCAGATACACTAGGTCAGTTGCTTGTTGATGCTATGGAATGTACAACAGAATATTATAAACTAAACTGTCCGATAACCGGGGAGTATAAAATAGGAAGGAGTTGGAATGACACACACTAAGGAAAAGGAAATGAGAATAAAGTTAAATAATTTCTTAAAACATCAGAAAGAAATACTGATTCAGGCAGACAAAGAGACTGAAAAAGAATTGGAAGAATTACTGAAAAAAGTTGGAGTGAAACACACTAATTAGGGTAAAATACTACATACGAATTTTAATAAGAGAGGAGAGACTATGAAGTCTATAAATACAGTAGTGCCTGACATCTATGATGTTATGGAGTCGAAGGATTATTCTGGAGACTTGAATGCAATAGCGATGCAGGCAGGTAGAGAGGTTGAAGATGCACTGAAGGATGCCTTCACGCCTAGAGAAGACAATCGTAATTTGAGAATGTCTGGTATAGGTAGGTGTGAGAGAGCACAATGGTACAACTACAAAGGATACACCCCTGAATCAATCAAGGGTGAGGTGTACTTGACTTTCTTACAAGGCCATATACTGGAGGCTGTGCTTGTTGCTTTGATTAAACTAAGTGGACACAAGGTAGAGGACCAGCAAAAGAAACATACGATTGAAGGAATCAATGGCTCACAAGACTGCACCATAGATGGTGAGTTGGTGGACATTAAGACAGCGAGTGCATGGTCTTGGGAAAATAAATTCAAAGAGAATGGTATTGATGGTGATGCCTTTGGCTACATCAAGCAGCTGTCTGCGTATGGCAAGTCAGATGATAGAAAGAAAGGATACTTCCTTGCTTTCAATAAGAACAAATCAACACTTAAGTTATGTGAACAGGAACTAGAGCAAGACATAGATACTTTTATTGTTGACTTGAAATCTAAGATGGAGTCAGACACACCGCCTATGAGACTAGCTAATAATACAACTTGGAACAAATCTAAGACAGAAGAGAAGCTATGTATGACGTGTGCATTCTGTGGATTCAAAGAAGATTGTTATGGTAAGGGAAACTTGAATGCCAGACCTATACCCTCTGGAAAAATAACTAACTACTATGTTACTGGAGCAAACTTTTGAAACAACTACCTGAACTAAAGGCATACATCGCTGCGACATATGATGTGTGTCTTATCTGTGATGAACTAGAAATTGAACCTGAAGAATTACTCAATGCTTTTGAAAAGAAACTAATTGAAAAGAGGGATAGATTCTTAGAAGACTTTGAGGAGAGTTGAATGGATTATCTAAATATATTTGAATGGTGTTTTATTTTACTGACAGGTGCTGGATTTGTTTGGTGGTCAAACAAGAGAGCATATGAGAAGGGCATAACAACTGCTGTTCTATTACACAGAGAGGGTAGATTAAAGTACAAGGACTATGACGATGAGGATGGTGTCGGTATGGTAGACATACAGATAGCACCTGATGAAGACTAAACCACACCCTATAGTTAATAAACTTATGCACTCTGTTAGAAATCACAGGATGTGGTCACCTAAAGTATTTTTAAACAAAAAGAAAGAACAAAAGAAGAGAGGAGAACATATTGAACAAACTACCGAATGATTATCAAAACTTCATTGCTCTGAGTAGGTATGCAAGATGGCTACCAGCTGAGAAGAGAAGAGAGAATTGGGAAGAAACTGTAGGTCGTTACTTTGATTTTATGGATGAACACCTACAAGATAACACTAGCTACACACTCACATCCAAAACCAGAAAAGAATTAGAGAAAGCAGTCATTAACTTAGAAGTAATGCCTAGTATGAGGGCGTTAATGACAGCAGGCAAGGCATTAAAGGACAACAACATAGCAGGGTACAACTGTGCCTACCTTAGTGTTGACCATCCTAAAGCATTTGATGAGTGTCTGTATGTTCTAATGCACGGTACAGGTGTAGGCTTTAGTGTTGAGAGACAGCACGTTAACAAACTACCAGAAGTACCAGATGAATTTGAAGATGTATCAGTAGCATTTACTATTACTGTAACTGATTCAAAAGAAGGCTGGCAGACAGCGTTCCGTAAATTAATAACTTACTTATATATAGGACAAATTCCAGATTGGGATGTTTCTCATATAAGACCTAAAGGTTCTCGACTCAATACATTTGGTGGCAGAGCTAGTGGACCAGAGCCTTTAGTTGATTTGTTTATGTTTACAGTGCAGTTATTTAAAGAAGCAGCAGGTCGTAAACTTACAAGTTATGAATGTCATAGACTGATGTGTAAGATTGCAGAGATTGTAGTAGTTGGTGGAGTCAGGCGTAGTGCTTTGATTTCTCTAAGTAATTTGACAGATGAACGTATGCGTAATGCCAAGACCGGGCAGTGGTGGATAGACACACCTGAGATGGCACTAGCAAACAACAGCGTATGCTATACAGAGAAACCTGATATGGGTATCTTTATGAAAGAGTGGCTGTCACTGTATGAGTCCAAGTCTGGTGAGCGTGGTATATTCAATAGAGAGGCAGCAATTAAACAGGTAGCCAAGTCGGGCAGACGTGATACAGACCATGAGTTTGGATGCAACCCTTGTTCAGAGATTATACTAAGAGACGGACAGTTCTGTAATCTGACAGAGGTGGTGATTAGAGCAGAGGATACACACAAGGATATATTAAGAAAGGTAAGGTTGGCTACTATACTTGGTACATTCCAAGCATCGCTAACAAATCTCAGAAGACTTAGGAAGAAGTGGACAATCAATACAGAAGAGGAAGCACTGTTAGGTGTGAGCCTTACTGGTATTATGGACAACCATTTTATGAATGGTAGTTCTAAGGAACGTGTGTCGGAGTGGCATGGTGGTATAAACCTTCCTGATTTCCTTTTGAAATTAAAGAATGAAGCAATCAAAGTTAATAAGGAATGGTCCTCACTATTAGGAATCAATCCATCTGCATCCATTACAGCTATCAAACCTAGTGGTACTGTTAGTCAGTTGGTGGACTCGGCATCTGGTATTCATCCGAGACACAACGACTACTACCTACGCAGGGTAAGAGCAGATGTTAAAGACCCAATCGCACAGCTTATGAAAGATGAGGGTGTGCCTTGTGAGCCTGATGTTATGAAGCCAGAGAGTGTTGAAGTATTCACATTCCCTATGAAAGCACCAGAGGATGCAGTGTTGAGAGATGATAGGACAGCAATAGAACAACTAGAACTGTGGCTGATATACCAAAGGTATTACTGTGAGCACAAGCCGAGCATTACTGTAACTGTAAGAGAACACGAGTGGCTGGAAGTAGGTGCGTGGGTATACAAACATTTTGATGAGGTGAGTGGTGTTAGTTTCTTACCACACTCAGACCACAATTATCAGCAAGCACCCTATGAGGACTGTACAGAGGAAGTTTATCTCGAAGCACTGGGGGGTATGCCTGAATCAGTAAACTGGTCTAGAATAGAAGAATACGAGCTTACAGACACTACTAAGGGTATGAAGACCCTAGCTTGTACTGGAAGTGTATGTGAAATGGTAGATTTAATTGATGAAGAGGAGGAGAGAGAATGAGCTTTATAAAACAGTATGTATTTATATTTGCAGTATGTATATTATTGGTTATGTTATTAACAGGGTGTAGTGTTATGCAGGATAAGATGGATGCAATGAAGGCGGAGCAAGTGGATAATACACTATGTTGTGTTCCAGACCCAGACTTCCCACACTCTTGTGATGGATGGAACTTATGTTAGAAAGAATTTTAAATTTCATAATCTACAGTGCTGTAATAGTTACTGCGGGTTGTATGGTTTATGTTGTTATGTGGCTTGAGGCTTTAAGAAAAGGATGGTTAGTATGATAGACTTTACAAAGGACTCGGAGTACATAAGGATGTATGGTAAGAAGGGAGGGGAGATGTTTAACTTTAAAGGAGTAAAAATGTTAGATAAAATAATGAGCATCGCTGATGCCAGTATAAATGTAGGTATTAAACTGATTAGTTTGGCAATTGTTTTACAGATTGTCTTTGGTCACAGCGTACCATTCCTAGGTGGCAATGTCATCGGTACAATCATAGGAATAATCAATGAGTTAGGTGCTGCTGGTTTAGTGGGTCTACTTGCAGCAGTAGTTATCTACCGCTTGTTGGATGATGACATCCGCAAGGAGTTGTCTGAATGAAAGACACACTAAACAAACTACTGGAAAATAAATCATTAACCGTCTTCTTGGGCATTGTCGTATTGGCATTGTTATTTGGATGGCTAGGTGGTTAAAAAGAAAGTAGACAAAAACACTTGGGGTCTTGTCCGCATGGATAGGACTTCCAAGTTACAATGGGAATTAAAAACAAATCTCACACAATTAAATTGCGTGGATAATCCTAGACTTTGGAGGAGGGACTGGAACAAATGAATATAGATAGCATTAACCCACAACATTATAAACAAGGCAACATAGAAGTAATAGATTTTATACTGGACCAGAAGATGAGTTACCTTATCGCCAGTGCTTGCAAGTACCTCTGCAGATTTCCGCATAAGCACGTAGGTGAGGGTGGACTAGATGACTTAAGGAAGGCACGATGGTTCATTGAAAAACAAATAGAAGAAATACTTAAGGAAGAGGACATCAAATGAAGAGCAAAGGAATCCTACCACTACCTACCTACACAAAAGGCAGGGGTGACAAGAAGAAAACTAATCTTCTAAGTCTCAATGTATTTAGAAACCTACATCATTTCTCTAAGAACAAAGTAAAGCAGGACTACAGTGAAGTGATTAAAGAATTTGTAGACACACTACCTAAATACAAAACAATACAACCTAGCTATACCATATACTTTAATAACCATAGGAAAAAAGACTTAGACAATTATACATTTCCTATGCACAAGTTTCTTATGGACACACTGGTTGAGTGTGGTGTTATTGTTGATGACCATTATGATTATGTTAATAAGATTACCACGAAGTTTGGTGGTATAGATACGGACAACTACGTTGTTGTCGAAATAAAGGGAGAGGAACTTGTCACTTAATAAGAGTAGTAAAATCAAAGAGTTACGTAAGTTTGATATAGATTTAGAATTCGGTAAGAGCTGGGAAAAGCACATAGATGATGTATTTTCTGGTGTTACCAAGTGTGAGGTTAAAACAGAGAGGGATAAGTGGGCGAGTACAGGTAACATCTGTATCGAGATTGAAAGCTATGGTAAGCCATCAGGGTTGACCAGCACAGAGGCTGAGGTCTGGGTACACAATCTAGTTAAAGATGGTGAGTTGTGTGCTAGTCTCATGTTCAACACAAACAAACTACGTAAGGTGTTGAAGAAGATGAAACCTTATACAGTTATGGGTGGTGACAACGATGCATCCAAGTTATACTTAGTTAATATAGCTAAGTTACTTACTGCTGTTAGTCAATCTCAATAGAACCCTGTTCAAACAACTCTCTATCTTCAGAGGACAATTCTTCATATTGATTCAATGGCTTGCCAGTTCTTATGGCATTTCTCACTGCTTCTAAATTATTGTCCTCATCATCGCTACCGAAACCAAAGAACTTAGGCTCTACACCAAATACTTCTTTGTGTTTTTTACTGAGCTTTCCTTCAATGGTGTTGTCAAGTTCGTTTTGAATACGCCTTTCTTCTAATCTTTCCTTTCTTAATGTACTGCTCATTCCCTTCCAAATATATTTGCTCATAACATACTACTCCTTACCTTCATACCTAATTCTCTAATTGCCTGAGATGAATCCGTAAACCTAGGCTCTACGGTTGTATCTTTGTACTCTTCCATTATACCCTCAAATTCACGTGTTAGGTTAGGAAGTCTCTCTTTCATCCTATTCCAATCAGCACGGTCTACGTTTGCCCAAGCTGCTCCTAGTTGAGCAAAAGTTTCACTAAGCCTTCTTCTTATAAGTTCCTCTGGACCGTAATCTTTTAAAGCAAATCTACTATTGAAATAGTCTTTACCATGTCCAGTAAGCCCACCACCATTACGAGCCTTACCACCAGTCATGGCGTCTAGTATGTCCATATATCCACTAAGCTCTGAACGCCTGTCCCCAAGTGCTTTCATTTCTTTCTTAACTTGGTAAAACAATACACTTCTAGCAGCGAGTACCTTGTTCATTTCAATAGCATCAGTCATCCTTTTGTTTGCTGACTCAATGTAGTCCATCATTTTATTTCTACTAGGTAGATTGTTAGCAATCCTATTTGTTACTGAACTATCAAATATAAATTGATTCATAGTGCTATGAACAGAACCGTCATCTGTCATCCACTCAGTGCCATATAGATGTTTAAGTGTTTCACTCCTCTTGTTCGGTATATAAATCTCCTTAAGTATCCTTGACATCTCATCTTGTGGATTAAAGGCGTATGATGCACCAGCTTCGGCAAGCATCTCCTGATGTTCCTTAATCTCTCTAACTATTCTTTCATATGTTCTAGGATGGTCAAGCATGTACTCATAGAAAATTATTTGTGCTAAAGCATTGTCGTGAGCAGCACGAGTAGTATTTTTATTATGTTCTTCAAATTGGTTTTCATTCAGTGGACCACCATACTTATCTGCTGTTATACCAAAAGCCCTTGCATCTTCAAAAAATGCTTCCTCGAATGTTGGATGCCCTGCACTTAGTGCAACCGGAGCACCATCCCTTCTTGTCCTGTTGTATCTTTGTCTTCCCAGAGTGTAATCTACCCAATGGAATGTCTCATGCAGATGTGTATGAAGAATACTTCCAAGAAGAGGTCTGCGGTTGCCTAATAGCTTAGGGTGATTCCTTAATTTAATTACATCCGTAATAGGAGCATATGATGCTGTAAGATTTGACATGTCATCAAACCATACAACTGCAGTAGGTCTGCCCCACTTCAGTAGCGTATCAAGCACACCTTCCCTTGTACCACCATACAAGAACCAATAGTACCTTCCATCACTCATAGGTTCAGGCTTTCCACTTTTTCCTACAAAAGCCTCTTGCATTAGAGGTCTTATGTCGTTACCAAGTGCATTCAAGGATGCGTGGTCGATGTCTCCTTGCATCAACTCCACGTCAATGTTCATCATCCTTTGGTACTCGTCTTGTATTCTCTCTGACTCTGATTTCTTTTTTTTATGCTCCTTTAGTGCCTTGCCTTTTAATGGCTGTGCCTTTTTAATTGGAGGAGCATAGTCTTTCTTATTAGATTCACTAGCATTAAACTCAGCCATTATTTTCATTTCGAGCGGATAGTCTTTTACTTGCTTATTGACTGCATCAAATCCCGGTACTATGTTAGTTCCACATCCCATCAGTCATCCTCTACATTAAATAAACTTTGCGTTGGTTTGAATCCAATACCTGCTGCACCTAACGCAGCATCAACACTTTCAGCAAACCAGTCAGTCATATTGCCAAATGCGGATATGTCTTGCTCAGTGTACAGTGGTGATATAAATTCTTCCCATGCTCTGTCAACAAATCCTGCACCCACACCTATCATAGATGTAGTTGCACCCTCTTGGAATCTTCCAGCACCACCAAGTAAACCAACAGCACCAGTTAAACCTGCTCTGTCTAGTGTCTCTCTCATGCCCGGTGCTTCAAAATCAGTCTGTCTTATAGCAGCTTTCATAGTCTCACCTATGTGAACTAAAGCATATGCCATTGCTAGTCCCTGTACTACACCAATAGCAGCACCAAAGTCTGGACTACATTGCTTAGGGTTTAGTTTTCTCAACAGTCTCTTGACTACTGTATTACCAAACACAACAGGGAATGTCTTAAGCTGTGCTATGATTGCAAACCTAGGGTCTGACATCCACAGTGGTTTGTTGATGGCTTTAGGATGTACAACTACATCATCAACCACCTTATGCAACCAAGGAACAAGGACATCTCTTACTGTTTTTCCATTAGGCATCTTAGTATTTAATATACCCTCATTCGTAATGTCAACTCTCACCTTGCCTTGTTCATTTGTAAAGGCTTTGGATATGAATTGAAACTCATCATTGCTAACACCATTCTCTTTTAGTTCATTAACTAATCTTCTTCTTTCAATGTCAGACAGGTCACCTCTTATAATACTGTTAGCTCTTCTGTTGATGTTAGTCATCATTGCTTGAGCTGCCCAGTTTCTATTAAAGTTTGTCCATTGTGTAAGAAAACCACCAGCGAATGTTCTGAAGTACATGTTCACTACCATGTTATGGTCAGTAGAAAATATCTGGTCTAGTCTTTCATTAACTCTAGGGTCTAGGTTGAATCCTAGGGTAGCCATAGCTTGTGCACCCTCACTCGGCTCTCTATACTTACCTGATACACCACGATGGATGCCTTTCAAGGTATAGGCAAGAGCTTTAGGTAATGTCCTTAACATATTACCAAAGCCAGCACGCTCACCAATCCAAGCAAGCTCGGTGAAGGATGAAATGGTAGCAAGACCGAGGTGTGTTACAGCACCGACAGTAGTTGCCATCTTAGAAACTGCGGACCAGTTTTTGTTTGTGTTTCTTTTGTATGTATTATGTGCTGCATCATACACATCATACACTTTATCACGCTGTTCTTTTGAAAGGACAGGAGTACCATCCTCTTTCTTAGCCTCTCTAAGAACTTTTAAATCTTCTCTTAACTTTGAAGCATTCTCACCAAATGCACTAACAGATGCAACACGAGTGGCTGCTTTCTGCATATAGCCTGTGAGTATCCTCTCAATATTCTGTTCCCTAAAGTTGAGTCCTTCTTTTGCTGACTCTTCATCTAAGTATTTCCAAGCAGCAGCTCTGCTCTTTTCCCATCCTCTTCTGCCTTGGCCTTTGAACTCCGATTTATTCAATGCCTCTTCTTCTCTGGCAGTTAAGATGTCTGGGTCAATATTATTTATAATGTCATCAGCAATCTGTTCAGCACCTTTACGTGCTTTCAGACCATCCTTTGCTGCGACACCTTCTCTTGTAATTACATGAACCTTTGGATTCTCTTTGTTAGCTCTAACACTAGAAGCTATCAATGCTTTAATGAATCCTTCTCTGTTATTCTTTACAGCCTCAGCACTGATTGGGTTAGTTAAATAGTTTTCAATGTAACCAATGTCTAATCCAGCAGCAGTTAAGTCTTTGAACACAACATCACGCTGTGCTTTTATTTGTGCAAGGTCACTAAGTCCTTCAGGATTAGACTTGCTCTTTGGCTGTTTGACATTAAACTCAGCTATGAATTCTTTAGGTGGTTTGGCTGTTATTTTCTCACCCTTAAGTGATTGTATAATATACTTACTAATTTCAGGGTTGATGTCTTGGCCTATGAATCCAATAAACCTTTTCTTGTTTGCATATTTATTTAGTACATTTATTATAGGCTTTAAGTATTGACCAGTCTTAGTTTCTTTTATACTAAAGAAGTTTTCTTGTACTTGTGTCTCACCACTAGCTGTACCAGTAGGAGCAAATCTTTGATAAGCATTATTTGCAGCATGGAATTCCGCACCAGTCTTAGCCTCGTTTCTAATCTTAATTAAATCACTGAGAGGTTTGAATGCTATTCCTTTTACTGCTGACTTAGCTGCTTCTTTGAAGTCAACACCTGTTACTTTCTTAGCCAGTTGATTTCCTTGCTCGGCTAACTTTCTAATAGGTGTGGTAAGCTCTGGTATATCAATAAGGTCGGCTTCTGTTGAGCTTGTTGGACTCTCACCCTCCATCACTTGACGATTGAATCCTTTAGCTAGTCTGCGAGCTGTACTTATATCTCTGTTCTGTTCTCTTGCTACACCAACAGCACCCGGAGCACCTATACCACCAACAACAGGACCAGCAATAACAGCCTCTTCAAGTATGTCTTGCATTCCTTCTGATGTACCAAGCCTACCGGGAGTAGCACTTGTAGCTATTTGAATAGCTTTCTGTGAAGCCTCAGTACCCATCTCAATACCGATTAGCTTGCCTAAATGAACAGAGCCTTTACTAAGTTGTTGTCTTAGTCCTTGTCTGTTTGTTTTTACTAGTTTTTGTAGTGATTTTCTGGTGGCATCAAGACCACCCTTTCCGAAAGTCTTTGTTATCATTCGGGATGTGGCAGTTGCGCCTTTGATTGGAGCAATCATGTCTAAGTATGTAACACCTGATGCTACCAATGCAGCCTTTGCTTTTTCACTAGCAGTAAGCTCCCTGCCAACAGCATCCTCATGCTCCTGTAGTGTGTCTGCAAAGTTGGCATTATATGTTAAAGCATATGTTGCCCAGTTGATTGTTTTACCTGCAATTTTAGCTGCCCAATGTGGCATTGCCTGCATTGTATTACCAATAGCAAACCCCAACATAGGGGCTATAGTATTCATAGAGTTAAGTGCAGCTTTCTCTTTCCACCACTCAAAAGGCTTTTCACTTTGAAGTAATCTTTCTGGATATTTAGGTTGAAATTGTGACAGTATTCCTTCTTGTCTTCTTCCAAACTCATCAATAACACCAGTGTCTATACCAAAGATGTCACCTAGAGCACCAGCACCCTGAGCCTGCATAGAACCATACATAGGCAATGATGCCTGACCAGCACTAATAACGCCTCTGTTCTCTTCCTCTTCTTCAGGATTAAATAAACTTAATGCCATAATTTATAGGTATCTGTCTGGATGTTCTTTTAACAAAGCCTCAGCAATTTCTTCCAGATTTCTAGTAGGGTATCTAGCCTTCTCATCTGTAACATCTCTTATGAATTTTTCCTTTAGTGCATCTCTATCCTTACCACCCCACCAATCTGTGCCAAACTTTTCCTCAAACCATTCTCCTAGGCTCGTTTCTACATTTTTATAGCTCCACTTGTAGGAGTCTGGCTTGTCTGTTGCTGCTGCTATGTTCTTTCCATGTGCTATTTCATTAGCTGCCCATAGTTCAGCAGGTGCTGTAGAGTCCTTTCTTCCTTTAGGTGTCTTACCATAGTAATCCATTAGTTGTCCTAGTCTCATAAGTCTAGTGTCTGTTGGCAATCCACTCATGCTCTGATGCCACCACTTAGGGTCTTTCATATTAGAACCTAGTCTCTGCATTGCATTTGGTTCAGGAGCAGGTCCTCTTCCAGCCCTAGCTTCTCTACCACCCTTATAAGTAGGTGATGAAGGGTCAGTGTCTGCCTTAGAAACAGGTGCGTCACCACCAAATTGATTCATAAGTGCTTGTATACCAGTAGCACCGGGTATAGCAACACCAGCACCAATCTTCCACTTAGACCAGTCTCTTGCAGTTACTGGTATTGGATTTCCTTTCGGGTCTAGCTTAGGGTTTGTCCCTACTCTAACTCTTTGAGTTGAGTTTACACCTTTGCCACCATTCCAAGTTTGTGGATTAATTTTCTTTCCTCTAAATTCCCACTGCTTAAGTTTAGTATTCCAATTAGGTCTAACATTTTTATATATTGGTTCACCCGGCACATTCTTTTGAGAGCCATCCTTAGTGTATTGCTTTTTATTACTCTTGAATAGCTTGTCCATTAGCTTAGAATCTTTGAGTCTTGTACCCATGTTTTTCATACTCTGCCACACAGCATTTTTACTTCCCGGATTTCTGCCACCACCTAATACACCAGCTGCTATTATACCTGCATCAACACCCCATTCTGGCATCCAGTCTGGCTTATTCATTAGAGGTTGTCTATTCATCATACCTTCTATTGAAGTCTCTTGATTTATTTTAGCAATGTTTTCATCACTCATCTGGTCACGACCAAACCATCCTGTTGGTTCACGCCAAGTGCTACCCATAGGGCATTGTCCTTGTGCTCCCGGAACTGGTTGTCCATTAGTATTATTTACGCAAGGCATTATCTGTCTCCTTTATTAAATTCATTCATTACCATCTCCCAGCAGCATAGTTTGGTGTCCAATTATATGCTGGTCTTGAAACTGGATTAGAGGTAGGTCTGTTAGGTGGTCCTCCCGGTGCTGCATATACTGAAGCAACAGGTGCTGGTTGTGGTTTAAATATACTAGGTACATTAACAGGCGTATTATATGCTTGTGCTGCTGCTTGCTTTGCTGCTAAGTTTTTCATTGCTGTAATTCTAGGGTGTTCTGCTACTGGTTGAACAGCTTGTTGCTGTAGAAGTGAGTTAGCAACTATCTGGTCTATTGCACTAGAACTTCCCGGAGCAGAATTATAGTCTGTACTCAGACCACCAGCCATCTTCTCCATCAATATATTTAAAGAGTCCGCACTTCCTTGTTCAGTAAGTCTAGGTAGTTGGCTGTGCACTAGGTCTATATTATTTGGCAATACCACCTCAGCAGTAGGCTCTGGTGGATTTTCCCATATCCTAGAATCACCCCATCCCGGACTTGTGCCACTTAGGGCAGCATTTATCTGACCCAGCTGTGGTCCAGTTTCTATTCTGCTAGAATATGATGGAGCAGTATATACTGGAGGATGTCTTCCCTGTAGAGGTGTGTCTTGAATACCCAAGTATCCAGTACCTGCCATATTCTTAAGTGCCTCTTTCTGTAGTTCACCATAGAGAAATTGTCCCTGTTCATCTCCACTTTCCCATGCATCCATATCAGCCCTTGCTATAGGAGGTGTAGGCATACCACTAGGTACTGGCTTTGGTCTCTCTAAGTTTACAAATATAGCATTGTTCAGAATCTCTTGGTACTCTTCATCTGAAAAGCCAGTTGTTTTTATTGGTACATCATCTAGAAACTCTATAGGGTCTTCTTTTGCTGCAAAATATTCGTCAGTGTCTTCTACAGTAGATGATTCCCATTGTTTTGTGATTGGTACATCTGGTATATATTCTTTATCAGTTGTAGTTACTAAATTCATATTTGAACCATCAGCATAACCAGCAGGCATAGTAGGTGGGTAAATTGTATTTGATTGTACATCATTTATTTCTGGCACAGTTCTTGGGTCTACATATATACCACTATATGGCTGTGTCTCTTCAAAAGGATTTCTATTTAATCCTTTACCCTCATCTGGAGGATTGAATATGCTGTTTGCAGTTTCAAAGTTTGCTTGGTTAGTTGGTGCTATTGTAGCTCCAATTTTATTTCCAGCAGCCTGTGTCCAATCACTACCAGCTATTGCTTCAAATCCTGTATGCGGAGCAGTAAAAGTTTCTCCTGTCTTTGTATTGACCCAAGGAATTATGGCTTTGCCACCACCACCTGAATTAATTAGTCCTTCTGGAGTACCTTCTGCTTCATTGATATATGAGTTTAACAGGTCAGGGTTTATACCTGAGTTGACATAATTAGAATC